GAAGACTGCCCGACAATGTTGTTGATCGGGGAGGTTATGTGGCGTGAGTCAGTGTACTCACACATGGACTTAAATGAAGAGAAGCTTTGGGCTCGATTTGATGAGTATACGATTAGGCCAGACAAAAGACGTATATGTTGGCTTCAGTTGAGCTCGCAGGATGACCGCCTGTGACTCTGTGGCGTTTGGGACTGGAGCGAGCCAGAACGCGGCCTGCGTCACCTTCACAAAATACTTTGGCGTACCCGCATTACTCGCGTCCCGCCACTTCGGTAAACGCTGCTCTAGCAACCCCGTAGAGATAGGCTCTAAGTCGTGCCCTTGATGCGTTACCCACAGTATTTTATGCGTGACCGCCCCGCTTGGTGGCTCCAAGTCGTACTCGTAAATGTTAGCGACCGTTGTGACAGGGTCTAGCTCCTGCTGATACACAGGCGCTTTCTCGCACAGCTCGATTGCCGCGGCGCGGATGTTGTTTTCTATTAGGGTGTCAGGACAGCCCGGCACCATCGGCATTATTTCAGGGAGCAGCGTCTCGTAAGTTGTAGCCATAGTTATACTCCCGGCCTTGCGCTATCAGCGTTAGGGCTCGTCACGACATCGATCTGCCCCTTACCCGCAACAGCCGTCGTAAACAACTGGTAGTGACCACCTGCGCGCTGAGCGTTACCTGCGTACTCAGAATCTTTCATGAAAGCCATGTATAAGACGTAATTCATTACGGCTGTGCCGAAGATGTCAGGTATTGCAAGGTTGTCACTTGCGCCGACAGTCGCTGGGTTTGCTGAGTAAACGATCTCGATGTAAGCGTTACCACTTACCCCAGGATAGACGTAGTAGTTACGGGGGTTCTCATCGTTATAAATATAATGCTTCACTTGAGTCCCGTGTTTTGCATCCCCAGTTACAGCCGGGTCATGCCAGCTAGGGGTCTGCGCGTCCAGAATCTCCTCGGAAACTAGTCTAATAGTTCTGCCGCCCGTTCCATTTGACGCAGCGGACATGTTTCGAACAACCCGAAGCAACCGATTGCCTGAGCTAGGAATGTCCTGCTTAGTACCAGTGGCAAGTGTGACGGTGGTGTTAGTAGCAGTAGAGTCAGGTTTAATCAGCGCAATTTCACGCTGCGCGTCATTAACCCACAGTATTAACTCAGCCTCGGGCCATCGAATGCCACTGGCGTCCTGTATCACCGATTGCACTCTGTCTATAACGCTTGCTACTGTGACACTCATATAGACCCTTCGCTTTAAGAGTTAAGAGCTTGCTCCCAAGCCTCTTCACGTTCTGTCGTAGTGACAGAACGCCCTGCATACTTGTTTACGACGGTAGCTTTTGGCGTTCCATCTGCTTTGAAATCACCAGGGTTCGCCGCCTCGATAATATCTTCCATAACTTGAGCCAACGTCTTCTCGGCCCCGGTCTCTTCTTCCGGTGCAGCTACCGGCGTTTCTTTTAATGAGTCCGACACGATGTCCGCGCCCATTACTAGCGCAGCTTTACCAATCTCCTCGCCTACTTCACGAGGTACGCCAGCTTCGAATAGCACTACGGCCCCAGACAGAGTGGCGACTCTGAGAGGCTCCTTGCAAATAATCTTCATGAAAAATCCTATTTAGTCTTAGTGGTGTATTTTTTGCCGTTCCAAGTAAAAGTCTTGTAGCCCTTTTTTCTTGCGGCTGCGAAAGCAGATCTAAAGTCCTTCGCCGCTGTGGAATCTTTTCTAAACGTCTTATAAGTGCCAGCCTTGGTCTTCACGCCGCCCGTAACATCTTGTGACTTGCTTTGCGCGACAGCCCTAGGATTACGCTTGCCCCCTTTTGTTTCGGGTGCCGGTGATGCATCGTAGTTACGATTAGTCTTTGTATTTGCACTTCCAGAGCTAGCAGCAGCTTTTGCAATTCCGCTGGAGTACCTCTTGGGTGATCTTGGTTCAACCCTCGCCTTAGAACGAGTAGCTGCTCTTCTTTGTCTGCGTCTAGTACCAGGATTCATATAGCTATCCTTAAAAAAGCCCCCCGAAGGGGGCGATCATTATTACTGAGCGGTATCGAGGCAGATGACTCCAAAGTCTTCTACGCCGCCGTTTACGTCGCTGTTGTACTTAGGCTTGCGAAGACCGAAGATCTTGCCTACCGAAATACCCAGCTGGTTACCGTAGTCAAAGGTATCTTCTACGATATCGGGCAGACCAATGTCAGCCATAGCCAGTGCTTGAGCGCCGACAAACAGGGCTCGTGCTCCGTCGATGTTTGCGTCCGCGCCCCACTTGTAGCCAGCTGCACCAGCGTTGCTAGAAGCACCGGACGTTGCGCCTTCGGTTGAAAAGACGTGTCGGAACTCATGGACCATGACGCCATCAACCATCAGGCTAGAGGAACCAGCAAACAACTCGTTGTTGGGTCCACGAACACCTGCGTTACGGACGTTAGCTAGGAAGTCTGAGTCCAGCTTCAGACTAGCCATCTGCTGTGGAGTAACAAACAGGTGGAACACCTCTTGGTTACCCGCAGCTCGCATACCACGAATAAAGTTATCCTTGGCGTAAGCCTTCAGATTCACAATGTGGCTATAAGCAAGCTTGTCCGTAGCTGTGATTGCAGTCGTGTCACCAGCTAGAAGGTTTGAACCGCTGATGCGTCGGTGCCGGTTGGTGGTAGGAGCAGAGACATCTGAAGCAAACTCCAGGTCTACCAGCTCGTGTCCAGCAGTACCGGAAGTAGTTCGCAATCCGCCGTTAGTCTTCGACGTATAAGCAATACCTGACAACGTCAAGAACGCCAGCTGGTCCATACGGTCAGCCATGGCATATGCCAACATGTCGCGTGAAGTCTCACGGAAGTTAACGATCGTCTTCTGATCGGCAACTCGGCCAGCAATACGGTTCGCGAAGCGCAACTGATCCAGCTCAATGGTGATGTCATACGCGCGGAGGGCTTCTTCGTTACCTTCCAGAGTATTGTCACCAGTGATACCGTCTCCAGTCATGTCAGCGAGCAGCGTCAAGTTAGCCTTGGTGCCTTTCTCCGACTTGGTAAGCTCAGTAATCCGCTGAACAGCAGCGTTCTGACCAGTACCAGCGAACTGGTTAATGAAAGAAGCGTTACGAGCAACGCGCCAAAAATCACGGGACCACGCCTGAAGCTGGTCACCCGAGAGTGTTCCAAAGTTAGTATTAGCCATTTTTTGGCTCCTTTAGTGCATAGATAAAAGTTGATGGCACAGCGCCACCGTTTTTAGCCGACTTAAAGGAGCGGCTAATCCGTATCTCCGTATCGTGGAGCGACGAACTAGCGCTTATTAACGAGGGGCGACCTCGGCTTGTTTTACGCCTGTGCAGGCGAAGACGTTTTTAGCGTGACCGACACGATCAGATATCGTTCTGATGGACGAACCTATCATGTATATTAGCGTGGGTAATAATATGAAGCAAGCCATTTATACCCTGTAACTACCACGATTCTTCTTCCTGCTTACAACAGTGGTGTTGCTGCTTTTGTTGTTTCGTGGATTACCATCTTTATGATGCACGTCTTTCTTGTCACCTTTTTTAACCTTTCCTTTTGCTAAAGCAGCTCGGCGCGCTTTGTTGCGGGCGGCACGACGCTTCTTCTCCGCGTCTGTCTTGTGATACTCGTACTCTTTTTTGTAGTTACGCGTGTTAGCCATGGCCTCACCTGTGTCGAGATGTTTTCTTTGCAATCTTCTTCGGCTGAGAAGAAAACTGCTTCCCTTTGGCGGTGTCAGCACGCTTCTTACGGGACGTAGCGGCGTATTCTTTCTTACTTAGAGACTCACGGGCTTTTTTCGGTAAGTACCGCTCGCCGGTAGCCTTGCTGCCCTGGGTGCTGTTCTTCCCGCTCTTAGTGCCCCACTTCTCTTTTGTCCACTTTGAAAGAGACTTCTGAGCTTCTGTCTTGGGGCCTGTATAACCCCCACCGGATTTTTTATACCGCTGCGTAGCCAGTTGCGCCTTCCTAGCGCTCCACTGCCCCGGCTTCCCGCCTTTAGAACCAGCTTTTACTGATGCAACGATGCGCTTCCATTTCGGCTCATCTTTTCGGGCCATTGGTTCAGTAGCTCCTGCGCTTGGCCTTGGCTTTGGGCTTAGCCTTTGCCTTTGCCTTGGCCTTAGCTGCCGCTGCGCGTCCTGCTTTCGTGTACGGATACTTCTTTCCACCTACATTTGGCATAGCTAGCTCCCTTTTTTCCACTTGTTTGAGGGTGATTTAGTCTTGCTGGGTGACCATTTGACCTTGTCGGCCCAATACGCGGCTGACATCTTTCCTTTAGCGATGTTTTTACCGTGACGTGACTTAAATGCCTTCCTCTGCCCCGCCGTTTGGTTGGTTTTGACGCCCTGTTGACCAAAACGAATGGTTTTGACCTGATCACCTTCCTTCGCCACCACGATGTGCGACTTTTTCGGGTGAGACGGGGTGCGTTTCGGCTTGTTGAAGCCAGATACACCCGCTCGCTTTAGTCGAGAGTCTTTTTCACTAGGCATTACAAGAGATCTCCTCGCAATCGTTTGATGGTTGCATCAGGAAGCGCGTTAAACTCGTCTTCCGTCATGTTGCTAATGTCCAACGCCTTCTCCCCGCGTGCAGCAGAGCTCTCCCCAGGTAACTCGGGCGGTTGCGACTTAGCTGCTTTGAGCTTTTTGTTTACCTCGGCCCGCTTTTTGGCAACTTCGTCCTGCATAGGAGCCGCTGTTTGCGTCAAAGTGGACTCCTGCGCGACATCAGTAACCAAATCGTGGTCCTTAATGACGAAACTGGCAGCTTTTGACAGTGCGTCTACCGCCTCGAAGCCCTGAACGATGAATGCGTCGCGCAAATCGATGACTTCTTGAGTGAAATCGGCGTTATATTCGGCGGCGTTCTGATCAAACACCGGGAAATTAGCCTCTAGCTCGTTCGCAGCAGCCTGTAACGCGGTCGCCTGTGCGTTTTGCGACACTGTTTGCTGCATCTTCTGGCCCATGTCGAACTCAAGCTGGGTTTTTTCGGCGGTACGGATCTGCTGTCGGAGCTGCACAGCCTCTGCTTCCTTGCCGTCGAGCAGTAAGTTCATGTACTCGCGCTCTTTCGCGTCAAAGTCATAGGAATCAGGCGCATCCGCAGCGGGTTCTTGCGCTTTCTTCATGTCCTCAACCTGCTTCTGAAGCGCTTTTTGCTTCGCAAGCACCTCATCTAGCCGCGATTTCGGCACCATGGGCTTACTAGTAGTAACGTCGGGCTCCTGGGCGGGCTCCGGCGCTGCTTCTTCAGCAACAACTTCTTCAGTTTCCTCGGCTACGGGCTCCTCTTCGGCTGCCGTTTCCTCTGCTTCTTCGGCTTCTTCGGCTTCGGCGACTACCTCTTCCTCGACCGCTTCCTCAACCTCTTCGGCTTCGGCAACCGGCTCTTCCGTGGGCTCATCGCCCAAACCGAAATTCAGATCAAGTGTTTCATTCTGCTCTGTGGCTTTATCGGCACCGGGCATAGCATCAAAAACGGTGTCGAACTGATCGGTTGGGGTATCTTTCTTCGCCATAAGGCAATCTCCTATTGGGGGTTACGAAAATTCGGTACATCTGTTTGCTTCGGACGGGCTGCTTGCTTCTTGGCTGATGTCTGCATAGCCGTAGCAGCCATACGCGTTGCAGCATTCGTTTCCGACTGACTGCGACGTGTCTCGTTTGTAAGGTCAGCAAGCTCGCGTCGTAACATCAGCTCCTGTTCCTTCATACTCATCTTGCCTTGCAGCTCAGCGACTCTGACCTGCGGATCAACCTCGGCGATATCCTGAACCTTGGCAGCGTTGAGTGCGGCTTCGGTCTGCGTCTTCTTAACGTCTGCGTCGAGCTGCGCGATCTCAAGCTGCAACTTCTGAATAGCCATCTGTTGCTGCATCGCCATAACCTCGGCCTGCTCCGGTGTAGGCGGCTCAGCACCAGTAATCTGACGGATACGCTTGGCGAGCTCACCCTTCTTGGCGAGGTGGCTATATTCAATAATCGCGTCATCAGGAATAGCCACGCCCACTTGGCGAAGGTTGAGGGCTTCAGCGAACTGAACCTCATCAAACGAGTCGCGCGCAGGTGCAGTAGCAATAACTACGTCGTACTCACCAAGGGTCAAGTCATTGAGAATCTGACCTTCGGGGGTCATCTCGTTAACTACCATAGGCTCTCTAGGTTTCAGCGGGTCACTGTCGTCTGTGACCATAATGATGCGCTGCTCGGTATAGAACGCTTGCACCAGATCGAGCACCTTTTCGGCTAGGTACTGTCGGGACTTACGCAAGTTATCTAGCGGCACCTGAATCATTACCACGCCACGATTCTGCTTGGCTTGTATAGCTACGCCCGACACTTCGGCGCTGTCTGATCCCAACATGCTGTCGTTGATGCCAGAAATCGTCTTAATGTTGAGCGCTGCCTTCTGGCTGATACGGTCTAAGCCGGTCGGGATCTGGTTGGGTTGGATCTTTGTCGGCGGTGATGAGCCACGGTTGTATTCGACAACCAGGCCCGTCTCTGCGCCATGCTCTTCCAAGTCGTCAGCGGACATACCTACCAGCGACCCGCTCTCTACCATCCAGCCACTATTAGCTGTGGTATTAACGATATGCAGCTCTTGGCTGGCGATCTTGTTTAGCTGCTCCTGCGGTGAGAGCAAGTTTCGCACCATGCCGAATGGTCGCCCTCGGCGGAAATACGCGAAGAAAGGCACGATGGTGAGATCGTTATACGGGCTCCAGTCATCATGCAGCACGATGTGGTCGCATGTCACAGTCCACCTGACTCGCCGCTTCACCTTACTAATAATGTCTAGACCGTACTGCTTGGCGAACTTCTTGGCCTTAGCGTCAGACCAGTTCTCTGGTACATCTCTCGTGTCGCCTGTATTAGGGTCCACGTAGCAGTCAACACGGTGCATGCGTTTGTGCTGGCGCTCGATGACTCGCAAGGATCTGACGTTGCGGTACTCGTCTTCGCCGGGCACACCTGCGCCGAAATAGTCGTCTGCAGAGTCTGTATCACCGAAACGATTCTCCTCGTACTCGATGGAATCCCTGCCGAATCCAGACCCGTTCTCAGCAATGAAGCGCAAATCCTCGGCCTTCTTCTTGCCGTACAGCTCTTCGATCTCGTCCAGAGTCATCCACTTAGTCTCGAATACTTCGTTCCAGCTCTTGGGGTCTGAGTCCTTGGCGTCTGGGTCAATCAGAATATCGAGTGGGTCTTTGGCGGTTATGCGAATCTCGCCTTCAACGTGATCGCTGAAGTCCATGCGGACATCAAAATAGCCACGGCCATCGAGGATCAAACCGTCACTAAATACCTGCTGCTCGACCCAATCTAACTTGTTGTTGTCAGCAATCTGCATGTACAGCTTGGTCAGGGTCTGGGCAACGTCCATTTCTCCTGCACGGCGAGGCTTAAACTGCACGTCTGCTCGGCGTGTGGACTGCTCGCCTAGTACCGTATTAACAGTTGGCAAAATTGTATTAATAGTAAGAGCTGGTCGCCCTTCATTATCTAGGGCATGCAGATCATCCAAGTCCCACTGATCGCCGCGATAGAAGGCATCGCACTTCTTCGCCATGTCGATATATTCAAGGTGGCCGTTATCACGCGCTCGGATATAACGATCCCACTGCTTAGAAGCTACTTCCTGTTGCTCAGCCGCCGTCATCCTTGACAGTTTCTTTTTATAACTCATGCTATGCACTCATCGCTGATTTTGAGGCACGCTCTGGCCCCACCATGTGTTCCAGTCGATCTCGCCAAGAGGGCGGCTTTACGACTGGTGCTTGGTACGTCGAAAACTCGGACATCATCAGACCGAGCCATGCAAGTGCATCGACTTGGTCATCGTGGACCCCATTGGGGAAACGCAGCATCTCTGCTATCAGTGGTCCAGTGAAAACTTCATTCCTGGGAAAGAACACCATCCCCTGCTGCATACGTCCCTGTATCGCTCTAGCTCTTGCTTCCTTATCGCGGCGTCCGGTCTTCAAGTCCTTGAAGTACGCCTCGTACAAACCACGCTCTCGGACACGTTTCTCTAGAAACGGCCCCAGTGCCATCTCGATATGGCCCTTTTCGATTCCTACGATGCTGGGCTTCCACGACTCGTAGAGGTCTAGGATCTGCTCCACCAATTCAAAGCCATCGAACTTCCCGCGCACTACATCAATTACAAACAGTCGATCCTGCTCGTCTACGCCGATAACCATGCCGACTGAGAAGTCGTTACGATCGCGCTTACCAATCGCCAAGTCCCATGCTGCGTAGTAGCGCATCTGGTTGTAGTCGAGATCCTCTGGGTCGTAGTACTGGATCATCTGACGTGTGAAATAGTCACCGTCATCGGCCACCGGATTCTGCTGGTAGAGGGCCGACCAATCTCTCGGTCCAACGGCTCTCTGTATCTGTTCGAGAGCTGGCACGTCGTAGCGTTCGGGATGCAGGGCCTCTCCGTACTGCCTGAACTCTTCGTCTTCTTCTGCGATGGCTGGGTATTTAACGACGGCCCACTCGTCTCCGCCTTCCGCCCCGGCTTTGAGTAGTCGTCCAGCCAGATCGTCATCGTGCCACCGAGTGAGAATGACCAGTACGCCACCGCCAGGAGCGAGGCGTGTATAAGCAGTCGACGTATACCAGTCCCAGTTAGCGTCGCGATTATTCTGACTTTCAGCGTCTTCACGGTTCTTTACAGGATCGTCGATGACAAGGACGTGTGCGCCCTTACCAGTGATACCGCCACCGACACCAGCAGCAACGTAGCCACCGCCTCCAGTAGTAAGCCATGCCTCCGCACTTTGGGAGTCTTTGTCCAGACGCGTCTGAAAAGCGGTTTTATATGTTGGCTCACGAAGGAGTTGACGGACTTTCCTACTAAAGCCCATCGCAAGCGAACCCGAATACGAACAAGAGATAAATTCATGCTCAGGATGCCTGCCGAGATGCCAAGCCGGGAACGAAACTGACGCCAGCGTACTTTTTCCATGGCGAGGTGGCATAAAGAGCATAAGTCTTGGACTCTTCTTTTCAGCCACGTCGCGACTGAACTGCTCCAGCCGTTGGCAGATGTCTTTATGGACCCAACCAGCTTGGTAATCGGCGTTAAACCGCTCGACAAAAGGGAGGAGACGCTTTCGTGTGAGGATGCGTAACGCCAGCTCTGCTTTAGCTTTTTGTTCAAGTGTGCCCTCCCTCGGCTCCGGTTCGTAGACTTCTGTCTCTGAAAGTTGTGGTGCTGGTAGCGCTTCTGCCATAGCGGCTAAGCAGTAAACGCAGGTGTCGATTATGTCGTTTGCAAACAGCGTTTCTGGCTGCAGTGTTTTGCAGTTAGAACACTCACGTTTAATAATTTCATTCGGCAACAGATGGCTCCAAGTAAGCCGTTTCTTTACCCGCGATCTTGATCAGCTCTTCATCAGACAGGCGTTCTAGCTGCTTAGCCGTTGCGTTTATCTGCACATTTACCTGAGCTTGCGGTTCCTGCTGCACGAGGCCGTGCAACTTAACCAGTGAATCTGTTGTGTTCTTCATCTCCGTGGCATTTGATGAAGCGGTGTACGCCTCCATATACATGCCGTGAGCATTGGTAATTGTGAACTTCACCGTCTCCCGCGCCTGTTCGCGGAAGTAGTCGAGCGCTTTTTTCATCTCGGGGCGACGCATGGCTTTCAACGCGCAGTCATAGTTCTTGTAACCTGCAGCACGAGACCCTGCCCTGATGGACATTCCTGATGCAACCAGCATGACGAGCTTTTCCTGCTGCACGGTTAATGTTCCATGATGCACGCCCATGTAAGGCATATGCGCTTGGAATTCGGTGTGAGTAAGATCAACCCCGTCTTTAATGGAGTCGATGCTTTCCTCCTGTAGTTGCGCCCGTGATTTCATTTTTTAAATCGTCGTCCAACCAAACAAACATAGGTGCGCGTTCACCCAGGTCAGCTATATCTAGCTCCTGTAGAAACGCCCACAACGAGAGCTCGTAACCACGGCTCTGCAATAGTTCTTCAACGCGTGCGGCATCGTACACAAGTACCTCTTGGCCGCTTTCTCTTAGTCCGATTCCAACAAGGGCTTCTAAAAGCCCCTCTACCGCATACGCTTCAGTGTGATCGGACATACCTATATATTACCCCCACTAATATTTAATCACAAGCGTAGTCGTGTATTGTCTTGACCCACCACCAGAACATGTCAGTGGACAAGGTGTGTCGCATAATGTTGATTCGATACGCAACAAGACGCACGTTCTCCCTGGAGTAACCTTCGTCGTTGTTTAGGCGGTCTATAGATGCGTTGAACTCTTTCTTTCCTGACCCGTCGAGGTGATGAGTCAGCGCTACACCTGATACCGCACACTTGCCATCCTGCAAATCCCACTGCTGCAACACTTCTTCTGCGGTCAACGAGAAACTGTGTGTGTTTCTGCGCGTGCTTCTTAGCTTCGCGAAAAGATTCCTGAGATATGCCTCATGCGAGCCGCCCATGTTTTCGTAGCGTTTGCGGTTTTTCTGCAGCATGCGGCATGGCGTACATTTCTTGCGCCATGTTCCAGTTGGGTATTGCTCAAATTTAGTGTCTGGTAGCTTTTCTTTACACGTCGTACAGATCCGTAATCCCACGGCCTGTCCCTCAAAGTAGCTTACCTAGGAAGATAGGGCCTTAAAAAAATATTGCAAAAAAAAA